CGGCAGCAAAATCAGCCAATGACAAAGTAAAAGCATTCAATGAATATCTTGCTGCCAAGAAAGAAGAATACAGAGTAAGCAATCTAACAGCACTTGAACAGGAAAAGATTAAACTAATCCTTGATGCACAGAAAAAATTAAAAAGAGATCTTACTGAAGATGAAAAGAAATTATTAAGAGCCGCTGTTGATAACAATGAAAAACAAAAACAAATTACAGAGGAACTTAAGAAGCAGGCAGATGCTGCCAAGGAGATTGCGGATTACATTGAGAAGCAATCAAAAGGTCCTACCACAATAGAATTATTACAGACTGCAACTTCAACTGAGGAAAGATTACAAACACCAGGTGAAGCGGCACTGAAAGCGTTTGAAGAAGAACAGAGAGCACTTGAAGCCGCAAGGCGCGAAGGCTCAATGAACGAGGAACGCTATCAAAAGAACATAACAAGACTCAAGGCTGAATACGCAAAGAAACAGTTAGAAATTGCTAGAGAAAAACGACAGCAGGAAATTGAACAGGCAGGAATAACAAATTCAGCAATCAAAGGCGCATTAGAGGATCAGTTAAGATTCTCTGAAATGATACAGCAGGGCGGTGTAAAGGCAGCGGAAGGTGTCCTAGGTAGTTTAACTTCAACACTGGGACAAATGGCTGGACAGAACAAAAAGGCATTTGAAGCCTATAAGGCACTATCAATTGCACAGGCATTGATTTCAACCTACAAGGCAGCGGCATTGGCTATTTCATTCCCACCAGGACCTCCAATTTCATTCTTGTATGTCGCAGGTGCTCTTGCGGCAGGTATGGCACAGGTAAATGCCATCCGTTCAATGCAGTATTCAGGAAGGGCATTGGGTGGTCCTGTTATGGGCAACACACCATATATGGTTGGTGAGAATGGTCCTGAATTATTCACACCAGCAACTTCAGGCAACATCACAAGAAACAGTGATTTGAGTATGGAAAGGCCCGTAAATATCACATTCAATATTAACGCAATTGACACACAGGGCATAGATGAACTTCTAGTTGATAGAAGAAGTGTCATAACACAGATTGTTTCAGATGCTATGCTGGAAACAGGACAAAGGAGTAGATTCTAATGGCAGATTTAGCAGGTTTTTTTCCTAACACACCTGGATTTTCAGCAGTGGATTTTTCAGTAAATTCACCAACACTATCAACAGAAACAAATTCAGGAAAGACAAGAAGAGTTGGATACGGACACCAATTCTACAGTTGGAAATTGAGTTATCCACCATTAACACAGGCACAGTTGGCACCAACAGCAGGTTTTCTTGCACAGACATATGGACCATTATTGAGTTTTGAAATTGTGTTACCGGAAATTTCATACACAAGCCTAACAAACCAAACCACACAGACAATTCAAACAACGCAGATTAAGGCGGCTGGTGAAAAGGATGTAACAATTGGTGGTGCCAGTGGCATAGAAAACATACTGGCGGCAGGCGACTATTTTAAGTTTTCAGGACATTCAAAAGTCTATCAGTGTGTTGCAAATTGCACAAGTGCAAGTGATGGAACTGCCACACTGTATTTTGCAGGAGGTTTGGTAGAAGCATTGGCAAGTGGTGAGACACTAACAATTACACAGGTTCCATTCACAGCAATCCGTGAAAATGATGCACACCAGGTAACGGTAGGATTGGGCGGAATGAGCCAATTACAAATTGATATGAGGGAAACTTGGTAATATGAAAACATACCACCAGGATGTAAGAGATGAATTTTACAGAGATCATACCTTTGCCGTTGATTTGATAGAAATACAAATCCAAAACGGTGCTGGTGCTGATGACTGCCTATATCTTGCGAGTGGTGGCATTGACATTGACTATGATTCCACAACGGCACCTGATGCAGGCACTAACACATATTCAGCACAGGGCGAATTTATTTCATACACAGCAATTGATGAGACATTTGATGTTGTTGTGGGCAAGTTTCAAATTACATTGAGTGGATTACCCAGTGGATACATTAACAAGTTCATTGGTAAGAATGTAGAAGGACAGAGAATTGTTGTCTATAAGGCATTTATGGATCTAAATGATTTCACAATCATACAGACACCAATTCTTATGTATGATGGCACAATTTATAATGTTGCCATACAGGAAAATCAAAACACCTGCACAATTGGATTGGATGTTACCAGCCAGTTTGCGGATTTTGAAAGAACAGCAGGCAGAAAAACCAACAATTGGAGCAACTGGTATTTCCAAAGTGAAAAATATGATACGGCAATGGAAAAAACAGGTTATGTTGGTAACACAGAATTCTTATGGGGAAGAACAGAATGATAGCAAGAAATATGGCTCCACACGAAATAGATGTAACCTACAATCTGTTTAGGCAGTATTGTTTGGAAGCGGCTGAAGTAAAGCCTGAACTGGATGAACAGTGGGACAAGACAAGTGTAATCGAAACCATTAGAAGCAGAAACATCCATCCTGAATATGTTTGGATAAACCTATTGGAAGGCACAAGACCCGTTGGATTTATCAGTGGTGCTGTTACACAGTGTCCTTGGAATCACGACATATACTATGCACACATCGAATTGATTTTTGTGTTAGAAAGCCATAGAAACAGTTCAAATTTTAAAATGCTAACTGATGAATTTGAACAGTGGGCAAGAGGAATGGAAGCAACTGTTATTACAGCAGGTGATATTGGTATTGCTCCAGAAAGAACAAAGAAAATTTATGAATCAATTGGATTTGAGTCTGGTTGTTTCCTAACCAAGGAGTTGGCTGAATGAGTTTCGTAGCAAAGGCAGTTAAGAGTGTCGTAAAAGC